TTTTAATCTTTCAAAAGTAAAACCATAAATTGCCATGGCTCTTGAAATCTTAATTTGAAGAAATGGCACCAGAATTAATTTTGTGCTCAGAATATATTGAGCATCCGACATATTGATTTGCTTTTCAGACATTTGTAGCTACCTTTCGCTACATTTGCTTTGTTTGAGTCGGCCTTGGTTCATCAGTCAGTAAGCGAACACCATGAGCACCATATGCTTCAAAAGTTACAGTAATTGTTGCAGGTCCATTTAAGGCATCAGAATTCATCTGTACTGCTCTTTGTCCAGCTAGTGGTTGTCCAGTTTCTTCATCACAAATAACCAGATAACCTTTCAAAGTAGGGTGACGCTTTAGCACTAAATGTCTTGACTCACTCATAAGCCCAACTCCTTAAAGGTTTGCTCATCCAACTTTCGAAGTTGGTCCAATGTATATAACCGCCCCTCTGGATCGAAGAACTTATCAAAATCAAATTTTCCTTCCTTATAGAGCTTGTAACGTTTCGGCCCCAACCATTCTCTTTGAAAGAAATCATCTGTCTTCTTGAAGAACTCTCTAAACGTAGTATTGGCATCTAGCTGCCCTATTAACTGGCTACGCTCTTCTTTCGGGATGTCTTTAACTCGACGTTCGTCCATAACAAATGGCCGTTCACCAACTAATTTCCCGTCTTTCTCTACAGGTACCAGAATACTTCGGCAATTAGGATGCAACGGCGGTACGCGCTTTGCCGGATCGTTAATCTCCCATACGGAACCATCAAGAGTTGCGCAAAGTTTTGAAGTTCTTCCGTCTAAAGTTGCTACCAGTCTTACGTATTCAAAGCCAATCTGGTTAAAGCTATTGAGATAAGCTTGATTGGCTACATGACTACGAACTGTTCTCACCGTACGGTCGATATCAGTCTTACTGCTACTTAGAAGCCCATCCTCATAATTAAGCCGCTTGGTGCCGCGAATGCGCTGAACTATTTCCTGATTTGTTTTACCTGAGTTGATACCATCCCGAATGGCATACTCAACTTTTTGGCGTGCAGTTTCAGCAATCTTAGAAAGCAGCTCATCAACCAGTGCTCCTCCCACCAACGGTACTTTTTTAGCTGCTGCATAAAGCTTTTCACCATTTGGCTTTTTGATCTTGCCGCCATATAGCTTCGCCGTATAATTGGCTTCATATACTGCCAAGGCAGTAGCAGAAACTGCGAAAGCTTCAGGTAATGCAGTATTTAGTCCTATAAACCACTGAGCAATCAGATCACGAATTTCTTTAAGATTAGTTGTAGTGTACTGTCCACTTGCTAGAGCCATCTTTTCAGAATCATTTAATTCATCAAGCAAATCCCGAAGCTTTGCCAACATTAATATTGACTCATCATTAAAGATTTTTAGTAGCTCATTAACAGATTGAGAAGACACCCGATATAAGTACGCCTGATGTTGGGTAAGTACTTCAATCAATGATTTATCTTCTTTTGAAGCCATACGTCACCTCTACAACGGCATACTGTCCCGTTCACCTTCAACCCGCTTCACTTCTTCCTGATAGTCGTGAGCTGGTAATTTACCTGTCATCAGGTATTCCCAATATGTGCGGAAAGAGTTCTTTCCGGCAATAGCACCTTCATAAAGTTGTTTGGCCAGATTGATATCGTATTGCTGAACGATAAATTCAGGTTCAACCGTAAATGCATATTTTGTTGAATCCAGCTTTAACCACTGAGCTGCATATTTGATAGCTTGTTCAATAGCTGCAGCAGCACAAGTGACAATGCTATGTAGGCTTGCTTGTTGGTCATCCTGACGCGCACGTCGTGCTTCACCTGATTCTTGTGAGTTGGTATCAATCACCTTTGCTCCAGCTTCTAATGCCGAATTCTTTTGAGCATCCATTTCCTTTTTAGTGAGTTCAATGCCACTACCTGAAATTTCGAGATAACCACACTGAGATTCACTAGGAAGGCTCCAGACAGCCATCACACCAGTAACGCTAATATCTTCATCACCCTCAAGTCCATTAATCCAAGGCTGCGGATGAGCTGTATGGTGAAGTGACTGGTAATAATCCGCACTTAGCTGGTAATACTTGAGTGCTGCCTTGGCCATGGTAAGCAATGGTACCGTTCCAACTTGTGGAGAATTATCGGTCGTTCCACAGAAAACAAACGGCGTGAAAGATAGCTGATTACCGCCGAGATCTGGCGTTTTATCTTCTTCAACAGAGCCATCAAATAACCGTACAGTTAGCGCACCATCAACCATAGATAAAACACGGTGAACCGTCTTTGTATCATGCCCAAACTCATCTTCACTATTTTCGAATTGTTCCTCGAGCACTAACAGCTTTAGATCCTTACGGCCACCAATGCTGTTTTCCTTCCAGTTAATGATTGATAGCGCATCATATAGAGCGAAATATGGCACACCAGCCCCATCAACATCGACAAGCAAACCACAGCGCCCAAACTCTAGCAACTCTGAACAAATGCGAATAAAGAGCTGTTTAAGCCCAAAACCATCATTGGTTGCATTCTCTATCAAACCCTTTAACAGAGAACTTTCAATTACGATGTTAGGTTCCAGCTTTGAAACTAAACCAATCATCGTGCGTAATGCGTCCTGAACCCATAGCGGATACTGAGCTCGACTTAGATAGGCCTTATAAATCTCTCCAGTCGTATCACCTTGCTTTTCAGCCTCAATCATTCCGGCCGATTTAGCTAGGTACTTTGTTTGTGCCTGTTTGATCTGCTCTTCACCAGCAACGGCGTCCCGCATAATCTCCCAGCTTTTTTGTGCAGCAATATACTGCGGATGTTTATCAGTAACTGCCATAAAAACACCAATAAAAAAGCACCTGAGAAGGTGCATTGATTAACGAGAAAAACCAGCGATTGCGCGCCGTTTAAATATTTTCTGAATGATGACTGGGAATCTCTTAGCTATTGGATATCCACCAGCGTCCCCAACGTGGTCCAAACCAGCGCTTTTATCTGGCATTCCAAAATCATCATAGACTTGCTGTTCTAAAGTAGCCGTAAAGTTAGGACACTTGTTTGTGTTCACTTTTAAGTGTCGTTCACCCTCAGCATTCAGAATTTGTGCATTAACTGCAGTGATACGATCTTTAATACCGGGATTCACACCATTAACTTCAACTTTGAATCCATTTTTCTTTAAGATTGCATGATCAGATTCACTGAAGTTCTTTGATGATGTTGCCTGACCTGAAGCATCTGGAATCACAGTAATATCGTGATCTGGAAAGCGCTCATTAATCAGTTGACACATCGTCGGTGTATCTCTCACGCCAACCAGTTCATCTAAAGCTCTTGGCTTCCCTTCTCTAATGACATAAACCACAGCAGCCATTTTAAGCACGTTAAAATCCATACCAATGAGTAAAGGCTCACCTTTCTTAATTTCTTCATCCGTGTGGTTTAGAACTCGATCAAAGTCGGGGTAAACAGCACCACTGGTTAAATTGACAAACTGCCCTCTTAAATAAGCTGAAATTAATTGCGGCGGATAAGACTCATAAAGTGATGATATGTAGTCATCTGGAAGATTAGCTTCATTGTCATAAGTTGAAGCTTGAATCATTCCATAGAGCTTACGCTTAGCCTCTGATTTATTTGCCTCTTTAACAAATTGCTCGTATGTAAACTTAAAACCTTCTGGTGTTGTGGCCACATCAATACCGTTGAGCAAACCAGCTTGCTTATAACGCATACGAGCGATGATCTTACGCCAAGCCTGTTGAGCTTTGACCTTGGCCATAACATCAAGCTCATCAATCAAGGCGTGGCCAATTTTAAAACCTACAATGGTTGCTGGTTTCTCCATAGACCGGCAAATGATTGTAGTTCGATATTGCCGACCATAATAGATATCCACCTCTTTATTGGTTTCATAAACCTTAGTTTTAAGCCCCCAATCGAAAGCAACCTCTTCAATAGTTGGAAAGAAAATGTCGCGAATCTGCGGGTAAGTTGGAGCAAAATAACCCAAAGGTACTTTTGGGAATTCCCAAGCTTTGTTGCATAAACTGGAGCATCCAACCCAAGTCTTTCCCGATCCAAAGCCAGCGACAAATGCGCGGAACTTCTTTTCCATCTGCAAAAAATTAGCCTGAGGTACATTCAGTGTCGGATTGATGTTCGGCATCTTTTTTACTCGCATCTACAACTTGAATAGTTACCTTGACTGGTGTTGGATCTTCATCACCTTCACCCTCTCTTAACTTTTCAATCTCAAGTTGCTTTAACTCAAGATTTAAAAGCATGAGGTCATAACCCTGCATTTCTTCCCTAACCTGTTTAATAACCCCTTGCTTCATAAGCCTGTTGTTCTTCCAGTCTTCATAGATCTTCTGAAGTTCTTTAAGCCGATAGGCTTTATTAGCTAAAGGGATGTCATAAACATTCTTTTTAAAGTCCTCTCGGGTTTTATGAAAAAGGTCTTTATATTTCTTACTTAAATTCTTTCCTGCCGCTTTTGTCGGGTCATAAAGTTGTACCTGTTTTCGATCAATCTCAATGTTAAATTCTTGCTTGACAGCATTAGCTACCTGTTGAGGGGTATCCATGCAGGCAAGCGCTTGAACAATAAATATTTTTACCTGTTCTTTAAGTGCAGCCATACCCCCACCTTTGTCTAGCTACGTCTAGCAAAGAAGGCAAAAAAAAGAGCCATTCGGCTCAGTTGATTACGCAGTTTCCGCAGCATTTTGAAATATCAAGTTTCGAAACAAACGGCGGATTCTTTGCAGCTTCAACGATACGTTTAACGCTTTGACTCGCCCCCCACCGTTTGGTTACACCAACAAACTCTTCGACATCGTGACCAGCTAAATAATGTTTAGGTAAACCTGTTGAGCTACTAAAGATCATTTCACCGTCTTCATCACGTTCTACGCCTATATGGTAGAGTTCATGCTCAAGCAAAGCACAAAACTCACGATCATTTGCTTTGTCGCAAAATGTAGCATCAATGGTGATCAAGTATGTTGGCACAAAGCCGAACCAGTCTCGCATCTGTTGCTCTTGTCTGGCCTTACGCCATCCACCAACATTGAACATGACTTTTTCGCACTGACCTAACACCATAGCTTGCTTGCTTTTATATGCAGAAGAGGCCCAAGCACATGCTAAAAATTCTTCATTATCGTGAAGCAGCTCAGCTATGTGATCATGATCGGGATTATAAAGAGGTCCACCAATAGTTAAGTAATTAGCAACAACCCATTTTTTTAGATCTGGTGCTGGTGTTAGTCTTATTGCTTCTTCTTCATCTGCTTGATCAATAAAATCAGTCGGTGGAAATGGTCTGATCTGCTCCATCTTCAATTCTCGCTAATTCGTCTTTTATCCAGTTAATGACATATCCCGACAAAACAGAGTCTGGATGAAAGCGCTCTATTTTGTAACCCATCTCTTCAGCATGATCATATCGATCAAGACTCCATGCTTTATTTGACAGTTTTCCACTACGCCCACCAGACCAGGAACCGCCCTCAATTTCAATGAGCAAACGCAATTTCACAATATGAAAGTCAAAGCGCCAGTGTTTGGTATGGATCGGCTGAAACTTCTGTTCAAATCCAATCGACAAATCCTCAAGCTCTTCCTTAAGTGTTGCCTCAGCCTCGAGATATTTTTGTGTAGGCTTTGGCAGTGGCCGGCTTTTAGGTTTAGTTTTAGGTTCTTTTTTCCGAGTAAGCCAAAAGTATTCTGTAGAATCCATTATTCTTACCCATAAAAAAACCGCCCTAAGGCGGTGGCTAAAAATAGAGACAACTAACTATTATTTCTTAAAAGTTGCCTTATAAAGCTTTGAATTAAAGTAATCCGTAATTTCTTTACCTTCGGTTTGAATTTTTTCCTCATTTAAAGGTAAAAAATCTAATTCATATTTCAAGCTCATATATTCTGGAATAAATTTCTTTATAGGCGGAGGTGGTTTAGGTCCACCTTCTGTAATTTTTTCGATAAATCCAGCTAACCATAAAATATACTCACCTTCTGAATTATGAGGAGGAATCAAACTCACATCTATTTTTACTTTACATTCATCTAATTGTTTACTAAACAATTCAACAAAATCAATAAAATTATATTTTAATTTAAATTCTGTTCCCTCAATTTCTCTGCGTATACATGTCATAAGTAAGTTCATATTTTCAATACAGTCATGTGAAAACAATTCCTCATCTTTAATTTTGTTATAAATATTTTCCGCAAACATGAGATACTGTGGCATTTCGGCAGCTCCTCATTTTTATAAAGTATTTTTCTTAAGGTAGTCCTATTATAACAATGTTGCAACAAGAAATTTTCCATTTTTAGTTTAAGGAAATTTTAAAAATTATAAAAACGATTATATTCAATAAATTAGTACGAATAAAAGCTAGGGAAAGTTTGATTTTTCTATTGAGCTTTAAAATGGATTATTGTGTTTAAATTATCAATTTAAAAAGCTTGCCTAGTAGGCAAGCTCCCCCTTTTTTGATATTTGCGCTGATCAATAAGGTTTAGGGTTACTTAAAGCAACACACTGATAATACTGAAATATTCAAAAATAAAAAAGCCCACTTCCTATTTTTATTCAGAAATGGGCTTAGCGAAAAAAAACGCTTAGACCTGAAATAGGAAATATCTATTCGGAAATATCTCCAACTTCATATTGGCATAATATTTAAGCACTAGCAATAGGGATTGAATTAAAAATATCAAATATTCATATTTAAATAGATAAAGATTTCTTTTTTTAAATGGTTTTATTTTTAGCCTACATAATTTTTTTACTTATCAAGACTTATAAAGAATATGTGCCCATCAATAGGTAATACTTAATAAGGTCTTATGTGTAGTAACCATTAGGCTCTAGAGAGTAAGAAATCACACTGACTAAAAATAAAAAATAATTAATTTTCAATATCAATGATCATATACTGCAAAGTTAAGTATATTCCAACTTCTCCATTGTTGAGTGCCTCATATAAGTCTTCATCAACAAAATCTCCAGATTCATCATCTAGCCATTTATGAATTTGAATAATTTGTATATTCCCTTTTTTGTCTATTCTTGCTATTGGGTCTATTACGGACCGAACTATCACCTTCTTCTTCGTCTCAACATCAAGCAATGTGATAATTGTCATTTTAAAATCCTTATAAATATCCTGTATAACAACTACGCTCAATCAATAAAGATTTTTATATTTAAATTACTCCAATAGCAATCTTTTCAATCTAAAAAATAAATAAAAAACACTTTAATAGTATGTGCCTATTAGAAAAGATACCTTAAATATTCTACTAGCAATAAAAAACCGCTTTAAGGGCTGTTCATCTAAAATTCACAGGTACTTAATGAAGTTTTTTTTTCTGTCTTTGCATCTTTCTGGGCTCACAAATTTTTCCAATAAAGTTAGTTAACCACAAAATACTTTCTTCACGATCTTCAAAATGAGGTATAAGACTTAAATCTACTTTTATCTTGCGATCAGCTAAAGGCAAACTTAAACAATGTTCAAAGTCTATTGAGCTGTACTTCAATTTGAGTCTTTTTTCTGCAGCTTGATTCTTTATCTCAGCCATAATGCGATTTAGATTAACGATCAAATTATTTGAAATTTTATTATTTTCATATACCCGTTCGTAAACTGTCTCAGCTACATCAATGTAATTTATTAGCTCTACATTCTTATTCACGACATTTGTACTCCGTTTTTTATAATTATCCGTCTAAAATAATGTTTATTTGATTTACTAAATCCTTCGCCTAGGTAAAGATTGTTTAAATTCTGTCACCCTGATTTTAAGTAAATATTTGAATTTATTATGCAATTACTGAGTTTTATAATATTTATATACATCTTTGTTCTTAACGCCCCTTTTTTCTATCACTTGCCCATTGAGTTCACCATCAACGCAAATAAACATTGTACTAATCCATAAAATTATGGAGATCAGCTTAACACAAAAAGAAAAAGCCCCCACTAATCAATAGTGAGGCTTTGCCGTATTTCCCGGCTAGCACATTTAAAAATCGATAGCTAAAAAAAAGCCAACTTGTTAGAGTCAGCTTAATTCAATCGTTTGAGAATCATGCTTGCATAGTTATTGTCCGTTGCAATCTTCTATCATTTTTATTTTTATAAATATAATTTAAACCAGCCATGTGACATTTTGATTAAATTTCACTCAACACTTTTTTTGTTAAATAAGTCACATTTAATCTTATTAATGCACTAACCATTACAACCTATAAACACAATGTGTATCAATTACTTCTGCTTGATTTTGTAAATTACAGTATCCTTAGTTTACCTAACTGCCAAAATCAATAACACAATGGAACACCAAACACTTTTAGACGAATTAAATTCGCAGATTGAATATTACTCAAAAAGAACTGACTGCCCACCAACTAGAATTCGTATTGGGTATAAAACCTATTACGAATTAATGCAGAATCCTAAATTTGCCGATGAAGTATCAAACTCCGCTTTAGATCCAAACAAACGCAAATACAAAAAATTAAAAATAAAAGTTACTAAGGATGACAATCAACTTGAACTTGAATGATTTCTCATAAAAAAGCCTACTCTTTCAAGTAGGCTTTCCCCTTATGACTTTTGCGCTGATCATTAAGGTTTATTGTTGTTTAAAGCAACACTCAGATCTTACAGAAATACTTAACAATAAAATAGCCCCGCCAATAATCGATATTTAGCAGAGCTTCTTAAAGCTTATACAGTTTATCGTGGAAGATATCTTTTTGAACCTGTGCTATTAAGGCAGTAATGTCCACCTCTAGGCCCAACACAATAAGTTCCAGATGTGCAGTAACAAGAGTTATTAGTCGTTTTACTATAACTTCTTGGAGTCCGTGTAGTAGCAGAACTTCTAGTTCTAGTATTATTATAGCCTTTTGATTCTCTTTGAGGAGTTGAGTAAACAGGCTGCCTGTTATCAAAACTCCCTTTTGAATATCTATAGGTGACTGGTGGAGTATAACAACCAGCAAAACTGCACAAATATTTAGTATCAATCCATTGTTGTCTATCCATATTTGGATTTAATAACGCCCATTCATCTTGGTACCAGAATACATAAACTTCACTTCCCCCTTTCAATTTAAAGATTTCTTTGCCATTTGGCATATCCTTGACTGGAGCGGTATCAACACTAATCCAATTTTTAACTGGATTAAACCTTTCAACTTTTTGCTGCGAAAAGTCTATGGACGGTATAGATACACATCCACTAATACCCAAAGTAATAACTAACCCTATTAAATAATTTTTCATTTTATTAACTTCTTAGAAAGAATAATTTTAATGCGAAGTAAACAATAAGCTACCTAATAAAAGCAACATATACTTTCATCTAATTTAAATACATAAAGAAAAATTAAAAAACCCGCTTCTAAAAAGAAACGGGTCAAAAAACAAAAAACTTTCAGCGCAGTATTTGTGACATATCATACAAGTTAGAAGATGTATTTACAATATACTTTAAGCTTAATTTTTTGATGCTCTCAAAATATCCAAAACTCGCTTTGACATTTCATGCAAGTTGGACCCTATTGGTAGCCAAAAATGATAATTAATGTTGTCACGGTTAAAAACTTGCTTGTAGTACTCAGTTTTGAATGATGGATCAATGTCAGAAGCCTTAAGTAATCTGCCTTCTTTTTCGATCACTTGCCCATCTAATTCACCACCAACACAGATATTCATTTTTACCAGCCTGGACTATATAGCAAAAAATAAAAAAAATCCGTACCTTGGGGAAAGTACGGACTAAGCTTTTCAACTGAAAAACACTATAATGGAAATAGACATCATATAGTAAGTTTAATATACGATAAATTTCATGTTTTTTCAAATCCTAATTAAAAGCCCACGATTAAGTGAGCTTTTAAAACAAATTGGTGCAACGCTTATAACTTTGTCCACTATATCAAAAATATGCCATAAAGCGTCTAGACAGTCAACAAGTCTAAATTATGCTTTTCTACTAATTGAGAAGCTTTTAAACGTTCAACGATTTTAATCATTAGATCATTGGCAGTTATAACGTCGATTCCTTCAAATGCTTTTAGTGTTAATTGCAATTTATTATTAATTACATTTGTAATTATTGATATTTTACCAAAATAATCAGGGTAGTATTTCAAAGTTTCATTAACTTTCTCCCGACTAACGCCTTCATATAGTTTTACAGTGTATGTTTTCATTTGAACCTCCATTTTGTCTTAATCTTTTATCATGACCTAATAAATAAAATCTAGCGCAACTCACCATAATTGCGACCTGAGCTTTAGATTGGTTTGTTTCTTGAGCAACCTTCAACAATCCTTTATTTTCAACCTTATTTTTAATTAAACAAATTAATGCAAACTTAGTTGTAAAATCTGTTTTATCAGAATTTAATAGACTTCGTAAAAGTGCTTGAATTTGATCCGCCTCATAATCACTGATCTCACATCGAATATAAGATTTACTTTTTTGTACTTCTTTGCCAGCTTCACGCATCAACCAGTAAATTTGATTGATATGAAGCCCATCTGGCAAATCACCCCCTTTCATTCTAACTGTTTCACACCATGCGCCAAACTGCTCTAACCAACCGTCAATAGTATATTTAGACCAATCCATTTGTTGTGTTTTTAAAACTGCACTCATTTTTCACCTACCAATTGCTCAATTTGTTTAATCGCCACGCCTGCTTTCACTTGCTCTGTGCTGAACCGTAAAACTGTAAAACCCATCATTGCTGCGGAGTTGTATTTCTCCATATCCCCTATATAGCCTTTGCCCCTTGTATGACGGCCTCCACTCCAGATACCCCCTTCAACCTCAACTAAAATCTTTGTACCCGTAATCAGAAAATCAGCTCTCCATTTGCGTTCAGGATGGAACTTATATTCCTGTTCAAAACCAATCTTGCATGCTCTTAAATGCGTTGCCAGAACCACTTCACCCACACTTGGTTGTCTGGCAACTTGCTTTGCTGAACGGCGCTTTTTATTTTTCTTTATGGGAAATAACTTGCGGTATTCAGCAATGCTGACTGATGACATCAAGCACCACCTTTGAGCACTTGCTCTATAGCTTTAAGGGTTCGAATCATTGCCATTTGTAGAAATTCATGATTGCCGCGCATGTCTTCTTCAACATACTGCAAAGCATATTGAGTCTCTTTTAATGCCCCATCTAAACGCTTTTGCAGCTCCTCCACTTTCGCTTGTTGTTCTTTTTGAATCTCCCAAGCCCACTTTCCAGATTTACCCTCAAACTCACTCATGGCTGGCTCCTTTTTCTGCATCACACATTTCACATTTATCTATATGCCCCCACCCATCATCTCGAATGAAGCCAAACCCCTTACAAGCCTTACATTTGACTTTCTTTTTCTCACCCACCAAGAAATATCGATCTTTCTGGTTGTAGGTAATATCAATAGAACCTGAGTAATAGCGCCTTAACGCCCCATCAATATGAAATTCGTGTGGACCTACACAAAACATCCACCCCGAATCCCCGCCGCACTTTGTAAACCATGTGAAATATGCTTCTCTCCATTTCACATAACGGCCAGACAGATGAGGAGTCAACAATTCAATTAAACGTGCTCTAAGCATCTCCATGCTTGCTGACATATCTCCATAGTGATATTCAAGATTGTAGCTATACTCGCCTGTGTTATATCTAGTTGGCATGAGATTCACCGCCTCCGTATATTGATTCGTGGTCGCGGATAGCAGTCATCACACGCTTAATTGAAATGGAACCATCTGGAATGAAGTCGCAAAAATCATCAAGAAAGCTCAATCTCCCATTTCCCACCATGCGAACATGCGTGTAACCAACATGCTTATCTGTCGTAATGAATGCAGGCGTTAGCTTCTCAACTCCACCTAAATCGTTGATGATTTTCAAAGACTCCACCAGACGTTTAAGCTCAACCAAATCTACAAAATACTTCTCACGATCTGCTGGGCTGATTTCTACACTTTGACCACATTGGAACTCATAACCCTCGTTCCATTCAGTTGCGTTATCGGGTGCTGAATCTACGATTTCCTTCGCGTATTGCAGTCCTTTATCTCTAATCAATTTAGTTGCTTTCATGGCTGGCTCCTTTCTCATCAAGCTCTTTACGCGCCAACCACCACCAAACCACCGCACCGCTAATAGCTGCTGTAAAAATGAAATGAGTAAACCCCACGCTAAAATCTCGAATTTATTCATACATTCGCTCCATCAATTAACTGCTGAATATTTCTAGGGATTGGCATACCTTCACGGCGGCACATCTCTGCGTATTCGTGTGGATTATCGAAAGGATCAGGGCCCAACTCTTTTATAAGCTCAGGCTCTTTTTCTTTTGCCTCAAGTTTTTGAACTGGTGCAGGTTTACGACCATTGATTTTTAATCTTTCCATCAATGATTTGAGATGCTTTTGAGCCTCGTCATTGCTTACTGGGGTGTGTTCAGGTTCTTTATGCTCTAGTTGTAGCGGTGGAGTGTAAAACTCTTGCTGACGGCCTTTTAACTGAGCTTTAGCAACCATCACGTTGTAGGTCCCGAAGAAATTATCTTGAGCTGCTCGCATTTGGCCGGCTTCGATCAAATACATCACTTCGTCTAATGCATATTTTGTAATTTGTGTAATAACCACGGTACGGTCAGTCGTAAACTTACATGCGCGAGACCAAGCTTCTTCTGGAGACATCCAACTTTCACCGATACACCAGGTGCGAAACTCGGCAAATGACGGCATAAAGCGTCCACCTGCTGTAAGTAAACGACCAAGTGCGTTGTTAAATTGGTTTTGTTGAACGCCAACCAGTGTTTTAAGTGCGATTTGCTCAACCACTGACAGAGGAATTGCACTTTCGCCTGTTGCTGGAAATTGCTTATTGAACTGAGCAGCGTAAACAGTGCGAAGAGAAGCGATTAATTGACGCACTTCGTTCAAGGTAATCTCATGCATGACCTACCTCCTCAATCATTGGAAGCTTTTTTGCTGGGGTTACATCCACGATTTGAGATTCGCTCTGTTCTTCAAAAGATTAGCGAAGTAACCCGACTCTTCTGGTTTTTGACCGGTTGAAGTGATTTGCTCTTGTTTCTTGCGGTTTGCAGCAACTTGTTTCTCGTTGTTTTGAACCCAAGAGAACCACTTAACCAACCAGATGCTTGGTGTATTCAACGAACTTGATTCGTTTGCAAAGTACCAGTCACCGAAATTTTGAATCATGGTTCTCAAGTCGATTTCAGGTACAGAAACAAATCTTTGTTGAGCAAGTGAGATGAAATCGTATTGAAACTCGCTGTATTCAGAAATGAATTCACGCATTGAGTAACGCTTGTGATCATCGATCTGATACTGAGCAAATTGGATTGGTGTAAATTGCGAATTTTCTTCACGCGCATTACTACTACTATCTATATATTGGTTATCGGTTAACGGTTTATGGTTAAGGTTTTTTTGGCTTTCACTTTCAGAACCCAAAATTAACCCACTGGGTTTTTGTGGGTTTTCAGAATTAACCGAGTCGCCTTCACTTTGGTTTTCTTTTGGTTTTTCCTTACGTGGACGCCCACCTTTCTTACCATTTTCACGATTTTTATCCCCTACTTTTTGATAAGCGGCGATTTCTGAATCACAACGTTTGTTGTGAAACCCGTCTTCCTCTTCCACAAAAAACTCTTGCAGCACAATTAATACTGCATCCCTTTCTTCTTGGGTATTTGCACGTAACCGACGAAAAACCGACTGGGTTTCTTTGGGTAATGGTTTTTCATTCAATAATAAAAATCGAGAGCACGGCGATAAAAGCACTCTTCAACTGGGCTAAGGTGCGCTGTAGCAACCATAAAGTCCGCCGATATGGTGAGATATTTATACATCAGTGACTGCTCCTAATTTTACAAGACCGCGCATTTCCAACTGACGAATAATTCTGGAGGAATAAAT